ATCTGGATCTCATTGATAGAGATCTCGCCAACATTAGAATACGCACCCTCAACCGTTACCCCCTGTATGTGCATCTTTAATTCTCTAAGAGTTTGCAGCGATTTAATGATCGCCAGCCTTTCGGCTGTCGTGTATTCTGCATTTATTTTTTGCGCGCCGCTTGGTGCTACGTGTTTTAAAATCTCACCAGTTAGATTCGCATCAAAGACATAATATCTTCCTGTTGCAAGACTCACTGTCCCGACTGCCCATAACAACAACGCAACACCGAGAACTATCGTAAGATCTAGCCCGTTAAAAGTTTGCATATCCCTTCCCCTTTCGTTGTTTTAATTAACCAAGCGCGAAAAACCTCGGATCGATCCTCTTTCTTCCTATCATTATTTCAAAATGACAATGCGGGGTTATGCCGGGATAAATTATAGTTAAATCCTGAACGAGCCCGATTATTTGTTTTGCCGTTACGTCGTCACCGACTTTGACCATAGACTCTAAATACATATAACGAAACTTTAAGCCGTCGGCATCTGTTACCTGTACATATCGGTATTCTTTTTTCTTCGGGTTAGAATATACCCACCCTATTTTCGTCACGGCTCCGTTCGTAATTGTCGTCACAAGTGAATCGACCGGACAATCAAAATCAATCCCTTGATGCAGCCTTGTTCCGCGTGGCGCTTTGTAATAACCCGCGCCGTGTGCGTCCTGCTCCCTGACTTTTGGGTGCATCAACGGCTCATGCTTGCTGCTTATGTATGGATAGATTAAAAACATTTTTAATATGTAACCTTTATTCTTAGTAAATAAAAGGGGGGAAATGTCCGCCCAGCATTAATTGGCCAGAATATGCCTGATTTTTCGCTTATAAAATCCAAACTCTTCGACAAGCTGCTCCAGCGTCGCGCCTTCGTTATGCCTTGATCTTATATCCGCCCACGTTTTCGCTTTTGTTAATGCTTTCGCTACCGGAACCTCCATGCTGTCGCCGCCGTATATCAAGGCAAGCTTATTAGCAGAATCAGATCCGATCGTTTGCGCGATAATATGATCGCCCTCGATCTCTTTCCGAATATATACACGTTGCCCACCTAGCCTGTTAAGCAATGCCAGCGCATCGTCATATCCTATTATTCTTACTAAGTCTTTTAATAAACTGCTTTTTGTTTCTATTATTTCCCTGTTCACCGCAAAATCTCCACGCTCCACCCTGTAGGGCTTTTGTTGTCTTTTTTAATAGCGATAAATACAAGGTACGGAAACGTCTCTGCGGCGACTTTGAATTTAACCCTCGCGTCCTCTTCCCAAAACCCTTTAACTTCGTGAACCTCGATCACGTCTTCGCGCACCACTACGAAGTCCGGCGTATAGAATGTTTTATCGGCAAGCCTGAATTTTATTGCCTCGAATTGATACGAAACAATATCCCCGGAACGTCTCCGCATTTCTAACCGCTGGCCGTATGCCGCTTCTGTTTTATTCATACTGCCCGGCTTCGGACGCTTGCACGGCTTCCCCCTGCCAAAATGCCCGCCGTTATTTCTTCCCATGTTTGCTGATCTCCGTGGCTATATCTTTCACGTCCTTACCGGCTTCAATTATTATTTGCTTAATCCCTCCGGCGCTGTTTATTTCTTCTCTGATAAAGTATATCGAGATAGCCACGAAAAAGAAGAAAGTAACAACAAAAGCGATCAATAACCATAATGACTTATCTTTTTCATTCATCACATTGCCCCTATTTTTTCGCCGATCTCGTTCAGCCTGAACTCTTGTTGGATAGTTAGATCGTAGCCGTCGCCCTTTTCGGCCAAATTATCTATAAATTCGATTTCCCATTCACTAAGATCTTCCGAGTATTCGATCGCCTCTTTAACGATTTTTATTTGCTGGCTATTCATCTTCAACACTCCCCACCGTAAACCATACAACCGCCCGGCGATCTGATTCGCGGCACTTTCTCGGTTTACCCTTAAATACATGATCCGGGGCTAGTTCAGGCAAACGGCGGGCGACCATGTATCGATCAACCTCTTCCGCTGCCGCGATCTCGGCGCTAGTGCATCCTTGATTCCGTTGCACCATTGCCAAAACTTCATTTTGTTGAGCCTGTCGCTTTCCGTTTGCCGTGATCTCTTCCTCGGCTTCGTGGCTTGTTACCGGATCGCTTGTCCGGCTGGCCGGTGTTCTTATATCAATTTCTTGCTGTATCATTTTCCCGATCCTCCGATCTTTTTGATTTGAGTTTTTTTACAGCTTCTTTCTTTCGATATGTCCAGCAACCTTGATCAGATTGCGCGCGTCTTCTAATGCTTTTATCCCTTCCGAGTTTATTGCAATGACTTCGCCCTTCAATTCTTTTTTTGAATAATGCGGCAACAATAACGCCGCCTTATCTTGCCCGATCAATCCGTTTGCCAACGCTTCCTTGATCGCCGCTTCTCTTTGATGCGGATCGCGTCCCGGTGATATGCGAAACGCTGCCGGTATCTTTGCGACCTTAACATCAGCCAGCATTGTTTTATAGCTTTCAAGATATGCCATGCGCGCCGCGATTTTGTCACCGTCTAAATACAGATCGATACATGCGCCCATTGCTGAAAATTCCTGGTCACATAAAAACCCGGTATTGTCTTCACTGCTCAATAAGCGAGAAACCGTACCCCACGACACCTCCGGCGTTCTGTAACCAAGCGGATCGGGTAAACGCTCCATGATCGCCGCCAATGTTAAACGGCCTTTTATTGTTTCGATTGCTGACTCAATCGCGCCGACGACTTTCTTGCTATCGTAGTCTTTCAGTTTATATAAAACTGTTTTGATCGCAGGTTCGCTCCAGTTTGTATTCGTAAGTTCGGCGGCTATGGCAAGCGCCTTGATTACGTCGTTCTGTTCTTGCTGGTTCATTTTCGATCCTCCGATCTTTTAGCGGGTTAATTCGTCGCTTACATTTTTAAATGCGTTTTGCCGCGTGGTGGTTTCTTCCTGTTTGTGTGCCTGCCCCCCGGTCACTTGGTTTTGCGTTGCCCACTCTGTACGAAGTTTCTCAGCGTCGGCTAACATGATCCCGATTGTATGCCCGCGCTTTGTGTAGTATGCGTCCGGATGTGTAACAAAGTAAGCCGCGATCGCTGGGGCTTCTTCCGTGCCGACACGCTTCACAAAGTTAGCAAGCTGGGAGTTTACGGAAGCATTGCGGATCGGATCGATACCATAGCGATTAAAGTAGGCTAGAGCGTAAGCTGTCCATGTGTCAGCCGTTTTTGCGGGTTTCTTGGCCTTTGCCTCGGTTTTTCTTTTGGACGGATTGCCCGCCGTTTTTCGGGAAGGCGTAGCCTTTACCTCAGTACTTTGTTTCTTTTCAGTACTTAGTGGTCTTTCAGTCTTTAGTAGTGTCGGAAAATCCGGATCTGGGTTTTCCGGATCTGGGTTTTCCGGATCTGCCTCAGTTCCGGCTTTTCCGTATCTGCCTGTACTCAGTTCCGGCTTTTCCGTATCTGGGTTTTCAATATTAGTCAATAAATCCCTCTTTCCCGGCTTGTCATAAATGTACCAAATCCCACCAGTTGCACTTTTGCTTTTGACATGTTCCGCGTATCCATACTCGACCAGCTCACGGAGCATCGAGTAAACCGCATCCCGACCCTGCTTTCGCATGTTCGCTAATTGCATCGGCATAACCTGCCAGTTATCCGGGCGACTTAATAAATAACTAAGCAAGCCAAGCGCGCCCCATCCTATTTTTCGATCTTCGAGAACCCGATTAGAGATCACTGTGAACCTGTCCGGCTTTTTTGTTCTTATAATCATTTTTATTTTTTTCCTATCGCCTCAAGACGATCGCGAAAATGCCGAAGTGATGCCGGGAAAAAATACGCCCACGAATTAAACAACGCGAAGACGATCGGTCGCCAAGCAACGATCAGAATAATGCCGATCAGGATCCCGTAACCTTGATCAGTCGTCACGTTCTGCGCGCCTTTTATCTCTCACGTCCAGCTTGTCTAATTGCGCTTCTAATTTTGTTAATTTGTCGATCGTGGGGTTGCCGTGTTCTCCGTTTGCAAACCGGGTGAGCCATGAATAACCGATCCCGGTTTCATCGTCACAGATAGAGCGCCAGTCTCCAGAGTCTTTTCGTTCATTGAGGCGATCACGGAGATCCCCTGTCAGTGCTTTAATGTTCATTTTTCTGGCTTTTCCTCTGTGCGCTTATATTGCGAGAGGCTACAACAACCGCGCCCGCGTTGCAACTATTTCGGCGCTTGACGTTTCATCCTATATATAGTGTATAAATAAATGATCGAGGGGCTTGCGTCCCGGATCGACTTATGCGATCCTCTGCCCTGTCAATTTATTACAACACCACCGGAGGATCGAGTATGTTGACACCTGAGCAACATGAAGCACGCAACAAAGGGATCGGCGGAAGTGATGCTGCTGTCGCGCTTGGGTTATCACAATTTAAAACACGCCACGAACTCTGGCTAGAAAAAACAGGCCGCGCCGTCGATACCTTCGAGGGTAACGAGTACACGGAATGGGGACACCGACTCGAAGACGTGATCGCGCAAAAGTATATGGACGACACCGGGGAAAAAGTACAGCGCCGCAACAAGCCGATTGTAGATAAACAATTTCCGTACATGGTCGCCAACATTGATCGCCACGTCGTCGGAAAAAAGAAAGTTCTTGAAATTAAAACCGCCGGGCTTCGCGATGATGAATGGGGCGAAGACGGATCCGACTATGTACCTATGCCTTATCTTGTTCAATGTAATCATTATATGAGAGTGACCGGTGCGAAGTCTGCCGATCTTGCTGTCCTGTTTATGTTGCGTCGCGATTACGGGGTCTTTAATATCCCGCGCGACGAGAACGTGATCGAAATGCTGATCGATGCCGAGGGCAAGTTTTGGGAATATGTAAAAAATGACGAGCCGCCGCCGCCAATGAACGCGGGCGACGTTTCTCTGCGCTGGCCGAGTGATAACGGATCGATCATTGAAACCGATCAAACGGTTGCCGAGGCGGTCGCACAACACGTCGCACTCAAGGCAGAGATCAAAGCACTGGAAAAACAAAAGAGCGCGATCGAGGACACGATCAAAGTCGGGATCGGAGAAAACGCCGGGCTTACTTATGACGGGCGACCGATCGCAACCTTTAAACATCAGGAGCAAAACCGGATCGACTCGACACGGTTGCGTGATGAACTACCGAAGATCGCCGCCGACTATTCAAAAAAGATCGAGTTTCGTCGATTGCTAACCAAATAAAGGGCAATATTATGGATATTACTATTGATTTACTCAAAGAAAGAAACGCTTGTGAAGAAGGCCGAGATTGGTTCATTGCAGCATTCCCTGATGGATCTGAATATCAGTCCGCAATAGATAAAGCGGTTGAAGACGATCATGTTGACTATGCAGGATGGCTGCTTGAACACTTCGGCGCGACTGATGATGTACTTGAAATCGAAAATAATTATGAAGGAAAGGCTATTGTATTTGCCGGTCATATTAAATTCGGTGGCAGCGTTTCAATAGAACTATCGTTAATCGCTGGCAGGGGCATCGAGGCTGGCTGGGGCATCGAGGCTGGCGATGGCATCGAGGCTGGCGATGGCATCAAGGCTGGCGATGGCATCAAGGCTGGCTGGGGCATCGAGGCTGGCGATGGCATCAAGGCTGGCGATGGCATCAAGGCTGGCGATGATTTTGGTATCTTCGCCGGTCTTCGTGTGCAAATTTCTAATTGGGCTGTCTACGCAAAAGTTATCGCTAAGACAAAACCTAACAATCTAATTTCCGGTGAATTTTCAGAAAAATAAGGGGTTCAACATGAGCGAAGAAAAAAGTATAAGCGTGTTTGACATGACACCAAAAAACATGGAAGAGGCCGAAAAGTTTTCGGAAATGATCGCCAATTCTGCGATCTGTCCTCCTGATTATAAAGGCAAGCCGGGCGATATATTGGTGTGTATGCAAATGGGATCAGAGGTTGGGCTAAAGCCTATGCAATCATTGCAAAATATTGCGGTTATCAATGGCCGCCCCTCAATATGGGGCGATGCAATACCGGCGCTTATTAAGATCCATCCGAAGTTCATATCGATGGAAGAATGGTTCGACGAAAATCTTGAGATCGCTTATTGCACCATTACGCGAAAAGGCGAGCCACCGCACACGCAGCAATTCAGCAAAGCCGATGCCGTGACCGCCGGCCTTGCTGGAAAAAATACTTATAAAGCTTATCTCCGCCGTATGTTACAAATGCGCGCGCGGTCATGGGCGGCGCGTGATACGTTCCCGGATGCAATGAAGGGCTTGTCGGTTGTCGAAGAGGCATACGATATACCGGAAACCGAGAAACCAATCACGCACGCGCCCGCCCGCGATATGGGCGAAGCCGTGGTGGTCGAAGACAAGCCCGCAAGCCGCACCGCTGAACTTTCCAACCATTTAGAAAGCAGGCCGGACGAACCTACCGAAGAACAGAAGGCCGCGAAAATCCGCGCCAACGGAATAGCCGAGGCAATGAATAACGCGCAAACGATCGACGAATTAACCGCGCTAGGCGATTCGGGTTCTGATCTTAAAGATGAAAACCGCGAGTTAATAAAGATCGCATATCGAAACCGGCGCGACGAATTAAAAGCGTTTGAAGAAACGGCGGACAATTCCGCCGAGTAGCAACATAACCAGCAAAAAGAGGAAGCAATTATGACGGACAAGAAAAAACCAGTAAGAAGAAGGCCAGCAAAAAAGCCGCCAAGAAAAAAGCAAGTAAGGCGGCAAAAGAAGAGGCCGGGATCGATTCCGTGATCCTTGCATCTAAAACGCTTGGAAAAGATTTACTCAGCGGCGTTGTTCAGGAATTAAAGCAACTGAAAAAGCCGTGGCAAAATACACCAGAAGGCGAACAGCGCGACGCGATCGGACGATTGAAGGATCGTATCGAGACGGCGATCGAAAAAGCGGTCAAGATCATCGCAAGCGAAAACCGCCCGACGCTGGAAGCTGTTGTTGATACTGTCACGTTTAAAGATGGCGTTAAGGCTGTTCTGCAAATGCGACGAGGAACAGAGGCGGCGCATAATCTGGCAGACGCGCAAGGCGAGTCTGTTCTGATTGTTATCTCTGGCGCTGAAAGTTACACCGGCGGGATGGATAGAATTAAACCAGAAAAGGATCAAGGCTCGTTAGCTCTTGATGATAGCAAGGGCGACAAAAAAGACGAGTCAGGCAAGAGTGGATCCGCAGTCACGTCGATCGATAAGAACAAAGACAAGCCGATCTAATGGATGCCTACGCAAAGAGCAAGACCCCGAAGGAAGCCCGCGACAAGCGGGCGACCCCTCCGGGCGTCTTTAAAATATTCGAGCGCGTGTTCGGCCTCTCTTTCAATTTCGACGTGTGCGCGGAAGCTAAGACGGCCAAGGTTGCAAAGTTTTGGACGGAAAAAGACGACGCCCTGTCCCGCGAATGGACAAAAGAGATCCGCAAGCTGCTCGGCGGACGTATGCCGGTGATCTTTATGAACCCGCCGTACTCTGATCCGGGAACGTGGTGCAAAATGGCCGCCGAACAAGCCAAGCAAGGCGCGATCATTGTTGGCCTTTTGCCGGATGATAGATCGACCGGATGGTATCAGGACTATATTGACGGCGTAGCGGCTACGGTCTTTATCCCTGACCGCCGGATCTCATTCCATGATGCCAGTGGCGTACCACAACCGGGGAACCCGAAAGGATCGGTTTTTGCCATGTGGGTTCCGTGGAAAGTCGATCATACAAACGAAGTCCGCTTTATCCTTGAGGATAAAAAGAAATGAAGACAGTTGATCAAATGTGGCAAAATTTCGCCGATCAAGTCATACCAAAAGATGCCCCGGCGGCTCAATATCTAGAAATGCGCCGGGCGTTCTTTGCGGGCGTACATTCGCTCTTAAATGGCCTCGCCACCCTTCCGGCTGGCACGTCGGACGAAGACGGCACAAAGGCGATGGAAGCCGCTTACGACGAAGTAAACGCCTTCTTTAGCCCTGATAAACCCGAGATCAAGATCGTGACTCCGGGCAATAAATTAAATTAGGTTTAGGGGTAAGGTTGACTTAATTATGGCAATAGCATACAATGGCTTTACAGTAAAGAAACGGCGGAGGCCAAGAAAATGAACAAAAAGCCAAGACGGAAAAAAGATCATAAGGTCGCGTTTTTCGTATTTATTTACCCGGACGAGGGCGATCAGGCATTTAAGACGAAGCTCGGCGCGCTGAGTTTTGTCGATACCTTCAACAAGGAAGCCGAAGAAAAGGACTGCGACGGATCCCACGAAAAACAGATAGCAAAATACATGGGCGCGGGAATTGTCCCTGCCGAAGACTACGAAGATTTAAGCGAT